GGCTACAAGCCCGACGGAGAGCGTAAGTGGATACCGAAGGCTAAGTTGGAGGAACTCGGGGAGGCCGAGCCAACCCTCACCCGGATGCTAAAGGGGTTCAAGGTGACATCTAACCCCTACCACTTCCAGAAGGAGGAACTGGGTAATAACACCTGTGGGCGACACTGCTGTGCCCGCCTTATGTATTACCACCTCAGCCTCCCGGAGTATAAAAAGATGATAGATGATTCCGGCAAGTCCGCCGACGACTTCGTCACCCTCCTCATTACGCAAGTTCTTCACAAATAAAACCGTTAGTCCCTATAGAAAATGAGTCGCTACTCGGCCACTGATTCGGATGTGCTTTACTATACCGCCGACATCATTAATAACAATGTGGAGGATCCAATCGGCCGTAGCCCGGATCCACAGGTGACACTTTACAGTCAGAGACAGTTCCCCATCCTCCAGGACTGCTCTGACTATATGTTGTCTGTTATTAGTCTATCATCTAATGGTGCCACTCGCAACCTCCCTCTATGGATCCCCCGTATCCAGACGAGTTCTATCGGGGCCTCATTCACTGCTAGTTTCGTCGGAGGCACTATGACGCTCCTCGCAGCCCCCACCCTAGGGGCTATTGCTGTCGGCAGTAAGATATATGGCACAGGCATCGTTCAACTCCCTACGCCCCAGGGTATAGTAAGCATCTCAACGGCTGTGGAGTTCGGCACTGACGGCAACCCGCTCACCATCGCTTCAGCCCCCGCAGTTCCTGTCACCTACCCCGCCACCTATGTCGTGTCATCCGCTCCCCAGCCTATCCTATACAATGGAGTCCTCTATAGCAACTATAACATAGTTAATGCTAGTATGTTTATTGGAAACACACAGGAGAACCCTGACTTAACAGAGTATAGTGTGACATTAGCCGTGCCCTCCCTAGGTGGGCTTTCAAGTCAGACTTACCTCCTATGGCGGCCAGAGAACCTCTATCTCCCCGCACCTAACCAGGTTGGCGTGGACGGGCTGGGTGTCCCAGTGTATGCTCCTATCATCACACAGAACCTTGATACTGAATACTACTATGGTTATACCTATGACAACTTCGTTGAGATGTTAAATATAGCCGTTAGAACTTCATTGGCAGCCCTAACCCCTTCCGGTGGCTTCCCTACGCCTGGTGGACACCCCCCTTACTTTACCTGGGCTCCCAACTCCCAAGGGGATGCCATCTTTACCTTCTGGCGTGACACTTACGGTAGTGCCGGTGCCTCCTACTTCAATCTATTTATGAATAGCAACCTAGAGGCACTCCTCCCTAACTTCCCCGGCCATTTCCTCAATCAGGCCAATGGCCGAACCTTTAAGATTATACCCCCGGCCACCTATGATGCTACTACCGTCGGGACAGCCACCTCCTGCTCCCAGAACTACAGTGGCACCTCAGCCTGGGGGCCAGTGGAGGCCATAGTCCTCACTACGGCAACTCTCCCAATCCAGACGGAGCAGGTAAGCCCCCCGGGCATTGTTGGCGGATCCGATACAGGCTCTTCTAATGTCACCAGCCCGGCCGCCTTCCAGCCCGTCCTACTAGATTTATCATTACAGGACACTGGAGGTGCCGAGACATGGCGTAAGGACTTCCTCTGGCAACCCCAAGCCGAATACCGGTTGATTTCTATGAATAATGCCAACTCCCCGATCCAGACAGTGGATATCCAAGTCTGGTGGCGGAACCGCTATGACAACAACCTCTACCCGCTCCGGCTAACCAACTCCTCCTCTATGAGTGTTAAACTAATGTTCCGGCGAAAGCAGATGGGTGTCTAACGCCCCCGCCCCGGCTAAAAACTGCCCCCACTCCCCCGAGTCCCCCCATACGGGTTCCCGTGGGCGTTTAGCGTTCTTTTTTTCTCCCTAACAACTATAATGTCCGCCGATATTGAGAAGTTGGCCGTCTTTGACGACAGAATCGTTCAGTCCCGCCCCCGCTATGCCGTTGAGAAGGGTGCCCTCTCGGTGACGAACTCACCCTTTAACGCCATCGCAGCGAATACGAGCCAGCACACTTACAATGTTCTAGTCCCGTCCGAGAATGTCTTCATTGACAGAAGTGTTGATTGGACTTCTACTTGCTACCTCTCATTCCAGGTGACAGTCCTCCCAGAAACCAGTGGCACGACAGATGAGGCAAGCCCTCTCGCAGCCATCGGCACGAACCTCGCCCTTTGCCCCTTCCCACTCCAGTCCCTTACGACAACGATGACGGCGACGATTAACGACACGACGGTGACGATTAACTCTGCGGATGTTCTTCCCCAGGTTCTCCGTATGACGGACTACAAGAAGAACCGCCTCATCCGCACCTGCCCGACGATGCTTGACAGATACCAGAAATACTCGGATATTGGCTATGGGGGCAACTCACCCCTTAACGGGTTCGCCTCCGCCCTGAATGTGGATGAGGTTCCCAACGGTGCCTTCTCCGGCCTTGAGTGGACTACGCCCGCCGGCCAGCCCCTCTCGCAACTCGCCGCCCCATACACGGATCCCACGACGGGCTGGGTTGCCTCAGCCGACGCACCTTACCCCCAGATTCCCGTCGGTGCCGTCTTCACAGGTGGCACGGCTAAGGTATATACAGTCTATGCCCGCTTCACATCGTGCGAGAAACTAGTCCTCTCGCCCTTCGTCTTTAGCGACATCCACGAGTGGGACACTGGCCTCTTCGGATGCCAGAACATCCAACTTGTAATGAACCTTTCATCCCCCGGCCGTGTTCTCCGCTCTTTCCCTCTTGATAGCAGTCTATCAACCGCTGGTTCCAGTATCTCAGCCACGCTCACTTGTGGCAACATCCAGTATAACACGAGTGCTACGAACGCCCAGCAGGCCTTCGCCCAGTCCCGTGTCAATCTCCAGTTCCTTACGCCATCGCTTGATGTCCCCCTCCCACCCAAGTCAGTCGTGCCCTATATGGAGTTCCCCCGCTACATCTCAGGCAACCTCGGCTCAATCGCCGCCAAGAGCACGCTCGCTGTTTCATCACAGACGATTACGCTCCCCCAGATTCCCGACTTGCTTATCATCTATGCGAAGCCAGTTAATGGCTATGTGACATCAACGGGCGTTCCGGACTTGAACCAGGGCGACTGGATGGTTCCCATCTCCAACATCAGTGTCAATTTTGATAACTTCTCCGGCCTCCTATCATCCCACACGCAACAGCAACTCTACAAGATGTCAGTCCACAACGGCCTAGAGATGGACTGGCTCTCCTGGAGTGGCCTTGCCTACACGGGCTTTGACTATAAGGATAACGGTGCCGGTGCCACCCAGACAGCCCTTGTCGGTGGTATGCTTGTCCTCAAGCCCGGCCGTGATATCGTCCTCCAGGCGGGCCAGGCTCCATCACTCGTTGGCAACTTCGTCCTCCAGTTCAACATCACGCTTGTTAATAACACGAGTTCAGCCATCAGCCCCCAACTCTATGTCATCACGGCCAACTCTGGCTTCTTTGAGACAATCAAGGGCTCATCCCGTGTCATCAAGGGCGTGCTTACGGAGCAGGACATCATCTCAGCACCAGTCGCCCCAGGTGGCACGACGGGTGCCCTCCGCCGTGCTGTCGGCGGAAACATCCTCGGCTCACTCGGCAACGCCCTCTCCCGGGTTAAGGGTATGTTCCACCGTGGCGAGTCCAAGGCGGAGGAGAAGATGGAGCACCCGAAGGTGAAGGCTTCCAAGGGAATGATGCCCGGCGGGCTTGCCTCACGCCTTATGTAAATAAGTTTCCACTAATATTCTATACACATCCCCTCGGCGGAGTTGTGTATAAAATATCGCAACAATAACTATAATGTCCGTAGCCTACCTGACAAGCGGAACGAAGGTGCCTGTAGTCCTCCAGCCTAACGTCACCTTTAACAACCTTAGAGGTGGCACGCTTACCCTTGGGGAACTCTATGTCCAAGACTTACACGTCAAGACTATTTTTGCGGGCGATGACTCACTCCCCGATGTGTATTACTTCGGGCAGGTGAAGCCCACGAGTGTCTGTAATGTTAAGTCCAGCGGAACAGGTGGAAGTCCTGGCCCCTGGACTCCCAATAGCGGTGGTGTTGGCACCGCTTACCCATCAGCCGGCCAACTAACGCTCTTCCCCGAACCCCTCTATTACAACTCCGCCGGAACTAATGCGGATCCACTAAACCCCTATATTGGTTGCTCTGTGTCCGCATCCCCAGTTGTTGGCCGTGTCGCCCCCGATGGCACTTACTATTCCTTCTGGCCGACTAACACATCCTCCTCAGATGTCGGCAGTATGGTTGGCTGGAGCATCCCTCACATCCCAGGCACTGCCGGAGTAGCCTCGGCGGCGGCCTGCGACGGTTGCTGGTTCGGCACATTCACAACTGATGCCACGACAGCGGAGCACTATGGAATCACTGGTGGCCCCCGCCTAGTCTATTATGTCCAGGGCTCCCCTGTCTCTTCCCCCCCGGATCCTTGGGGTGCCTTCACGGTGACGAAGGCGGCGGGTGCTACAATCGGACAACGCTATACTATCGCCACTTCCGGCATCGTCGGCTCTTGTGTTCAGTTCCCAACAACCTCAACGCCCTCCACGCTCCTCGGTGGTGGCGGGACTAGCGGTTCAGGCAGTGTTGTCAATGCCGTCTATCCAGTCAATGTTAATACGCCCAGCACGGCTCTCCAGCCCTATGGCGGAACCTTTAACGGCCTCTCTGGTGCCTATTATGGTGCGAATGCGACAACGGGCATCTGGATACAGCAAATCTGGTGGGTGACGAACCCCCAGAACTTCCCTGGTGGTGTTGTCCCCTCCTATTGCTATAATGTGACGCACCTCTTCACGTGGGCGGGTGCTAGCACATCCTCGGTGGCTGCGACAACCCCTATCAACAGCGTCAATACCCTCAGTGTGTCCCAGCGTGCCGCTCCGGCCGCCGGCCAGACAACGCTTGACGGCAACTTTACAATCACGGTAGATATGCCGACGACTGTCTATACGACAACGGGTGGTGCCACGCCAGGCGGTGTGGCTGGCTATACCTTCTCAGGGGCGGCGACGGGCGGGACGCCTCCAGTCCTAGGAATCAACGGAACCTTCACGACACCCAACCAGGGCAACTGGGTTATCTATCTAGCCACGCAGTCCCCAGCCTGTACTCCCCAGGCCTGCCGTGCCTCAACCAACGAGGTTCCCAACGCCGGCGGAGCCCAACTTCCAGGTGCCTCAACGGCTCTCGCCGCCGGTGGAACCTTCTCAATCAACCCATACTCAGTCGGCGGTGTTTCCCAGTTCCCCACGCTCCCAGCGGGCACGCCCCTCTCCTATGCGGGCAACCTCACGCTTGGATATGCTAACAACCAGGTCCCCCCGACGACAACGGGTGTCACGCCAGACAACGGGCAGGTGGCGGGACTTGTCCTTCCGGGCTAAAAAAAAGACTAAGGTTTTATAGTCGTTTTTTTTGTTTATTGGTTTATAGTTTTTTCTTTTATTTTTTGTTATAGGTTTAGTCGGACTCCGCCTCGGACTCCGCCTCAGCCACGCTGGAGGCCTCGCTCGCATCGTCCAGTTCCTCGTGGATGCCGGCCTCGGCCGCCAGGGCCGCCTGCTTGGCCTGCCAGGCGATGTGGCGAGCCTCCATCTCGGCCTTCGCCTTGCGGTGGATGTCGGCCACGGCCAGCCCCTTCTCGGCCTTATCGCCCGCCTCGGCGATGGCGGTGCCGAGGGCATCAATCCGGGCGGCCATAGCGGGCATCTTGGCACCCGGAAGGACGGCCTGACGCTTCACCTCGTCGGCGAAGGCCTGCTTGAGGGCCAGGTAGGCATCGGCAAGGGCGATGAAGTCCGCCTTGGAAACGCCGAGGGCGATGCCCTTGGTGCTGGTGCCAGGCTCCATCACCTCCGCCTTAGCGTGGTGGGCCGTGCCGGGCTTCACCCGCACCGTCTTCACGCCCGTGCGAGCCTGAACCTCCTGCTTCTTCTTGAACTCCTCCACCTTGCCCTGGATCCAGGCCATCCGCTCGGCCTCGGGGACGGCCAGGCACTTCCCATTCACGCCGATGTAGCGGAGGTAGGCCTTGTATCCGCCACCCGTCTTGTCCTTGGAATCGCAGTGCTTGTTCTCACGGAGCCAGTCGGACATCACGGCCTTCGGGTCGGCCTGCTTGGCCTCGTGCCAGCCCAGCATGCCCTCCCACTCCTTAACGATGCGGATGTAGTTTGCGGTGCTCATCTTGTTTTCTTTTACTTGCTGGTTCTCGGGGGTGCTGGATGTCCGGGGGGTTCCGGATTCAATTTTATTTCCTGGAACTGCCGTTGGGGGCTGAACTTTGGATGCTTGGGGCGTTGGGGGCTTGGAATGTATGGCGGGCTACCCACCTAACCGGGGGGCCGCCGAATCAATTTTATCCGGCCGGCCGGCGGTTATGGCGGTTATAACCCGCCGTTGGGTGCCCCCTGCCGTTGGGTGGCCTGCCGTCGGGTGGCCGGCCTGCCCTGGGGTGGGGGCGGGCTAAAAATTGAAATCCGGAACCCCCCCTAACCTAGTCCCCGCCCTAAGCCTTATAGCCGTTATAAGCCTTATAGAAGTAAAAAGAAAATGGCCCGCATGGACTACGAGGATGCGGTTATGGCCAAGTTGGAGGCGATGCCCTCCTGCGGGATGTGCCAGCAGGATGGGATGCGTTGCGAGGAGTGCGTGGCGGGGGCGACGGATGGCCTTACCCGCACCAAAATCCAGTGGGGCTGGTTCGGGGATGAGGTGTGGGGTGTCCTTCGGAAGGAAACCACCTGCCAGATGGTGATGGACTTGGGCTACGACGATGACTACGCCGATAAGGTGTGGGACTACCTGCTGAAGGATGTGCCCCTGATGCCCTATGAGGACGAGAAGCACCGCCCCTTCACGCAGGAGTGGGCGAAGGAGCAGAACCGCCAGGCACACAACTGGGTTCGCCACGCCCTTGAGGAGGCCGGGTGCGAGGGGATTAAGGAGAGCACCCCCTTCGCCTCCAACATCATCATCCGAGCCCTAATCGGCTATGCGATGGATAAGGTGCCGTCTTATTAAAACTATAAAAGAAAC